TATAGTTTTTGGAATTTTGATTTAGGCATAGTAAAATGTTGTTTATTATATTTAGGAGTTCTGGAACTAGAATCTACAGTCTCTTCCATTTTTTCTTTTGGTTCTTCATTATTTTCAGCAGCTTCCATATCATTCTTTTCCTGTTCTGTGGCGTCTGCTGCTTTTTGTTCTTCTTTAGCTTCATCCTTTTTAAAGCCACCAGCTGCTTCTGGACCTGTACCTTTAGCAGGAGCTTCTTTTCCACTAAAGTCAACCACTGGTGCTTTAGCTATAGCAGCCTTTTCTTCTGGTGTAAGTTTTTTACGTTTTAATGTCTTTTCTGTTTCAGCTGCAGCAACACCTTCTAAATTGCCTTCAGGCCCTAATACAGTTTTTTCAATAGCGCTTTCAACCCCCTCTTGAGACTTGGTTAGTTTTTTCTTTTCTCTTTGTAATTTTCTATATTCTCTTGCCTGTTTAGGCATTAACTTATCAAGGTCTTTTTGTTGAGCTTTACCTACTTTATCTAAAAACTTATCTGTATACTTGCTTGCCCCTGTTGCTTTAAGTATTTTTTCAAGCGCACCTAATTCGGCAGGGTCCTTACCTTCAATTTTAAATTTTTCTATATTTTTATTTATTCTTTCTTTTGCAGCAGTGTATCCCTTACCTTTACCTTTTTCAAACTCTTTTATCTTTTCATCTATACTGCTCAGTTTTTTATCAATTACTTGAAATGCAGAATTATCTTCGTAGATGTTTCCTGTAGACTTTTCTTGTTTAGGTAAAGCTGCTTGTAATGTTTTTTCTTTCTTTTTATTTTCTTCTTGCTGTTTATCGTATTCTAAACGATCATTGTTAGTTTTTTGTAACTTTTTAATTTCTTCTGTTTGAGTTTTTAAAGCGTCTATATACTGAGTACGAGAATCCTGTTCTAATTCAGCGCGCTGGTTTGCACCTTCAGTAGCATCAATAAGACTACTGATGTCTTTCATTGCTTTACTCTTATCTAATGCCTCTATAAACGTTTCTACGTCTTTATTAGGCTTAATTTTACCAATAGCAGTATTAAGCTTTTTAATGCTTTCTCCTAAACTCTCAACTTTATTGTCTACAAGACTTAACGAAGTAGGCAACGGACCAACAGATGTGCTTAGATTGCTTAATGTTTTATTAAGTGTATCCAGTGTGTCTTTAAGGTCTTCTGCCATAAAAATACTTAGGAACGAGAGTAACCTTTACGTCATTTACGTAAAAAGAAATCCGCAGTTACATTAAATTCAATTGTTGTATCGTTTTCTCTTTGTATTTGTAATAAGTTTTCTCTTATATTACTATAACTATCCAGATAAGACTGGATACTATTAATTACACTTGAAGGTAAATTTTCTATTATCTGTAACCGGTCAACCCATGTAAACGACTTATACTCTAAGTTTTCTGCTTCTGATTTTATACTTTCTACAAACAAAGCAACGCTGTTTATCACTACTTCACTTATTGCTTCTTCAGGCATGTATTTTGTTTCTTTAAGATTTCCTCTTAACTCTACTTCCATGTCATATTGTTCTTTTATTGTAGGTACTTTCAATTCAATTTCTAAATTATCTATTTTATAAACCGCATTACTTGGCACTCCTGATAAAGAAGCTGCATAATTTAAACAACTATCAAAATCTCCTGTTTCTTCATCAATAGTTATTTGAGTGCCCAGGGCATCTTTTCTTAATGCTAATAATATAACAATACGGTCTATTATAGTTAAAGTATCAATAATGTCCTCTGTGCAATTTTCTTTTAAAATTTGATATGTATTTAAAACAAATTTTGTATCAAATAAAACGTTATCAACAATACAGGCATAGAAGCCTTTTTGCTGCTTAGCTGTAAGCGGCTTAAACTTTACCACTCGCTGTAAAGATGGCAAAAACACATCTATAGAGTTTTTATCAGATATAGCATTGAGAGTAGCTAAAACAGTATTAATATTTGCCATATTGTTAATTACATTATTATTTTAGAATCCCAGCTCGGTATTAGGAGTCATTGGCATGTTTAACCCGCCGGATTTAGTGTTAGCGCTTTTTTCAGACTCTGCTTTTTGTATATCTTGCATGTAATACATCCAATATACTTGCAACTCTACTGGGGTAATTTTATCTATATAATTTGGATCAAACCCTGCAAATTTAATCATATTATAAAACGCTCTATAAACGTTATTTAAATTTTCCGTAAACAATAGCTCAATACATTTTTGTAACACTTCATAAGTTATATTACATGAAAGTCTTAGTACTGGTTGTTTGGTTACTGGATTAGGTACCGATAGTAAATCAAACACCTCGTATTCATTCTCTTTATTTTCTATTACTTTTGTAAGATCGGTAACTAATGCATACGGTAACGACTCAACCACTCTTAACCGTTCATCCATTGTTAAATCCTTAAATATAACAAGCTCGTTTTCAACTTTTATAGTATCTATATAAGATGCTAAAATAACAAATATATCTTTGTTATTACTAAGGAAAATGTGTTCGTCTCTTATCTTATATGACGATATCTCTATTGTAATATTGTTATATTGTAACGATGTGGATTTATTAATATTCTTTACTTTTTTAATTAATTCCTCTACAGTAATAGAATAATTGAACGTGCCACCATCCGATAAGGTACCTTTCAATCTTAAATCCGGACTTATACAATAATTACGAATAGTTAAAAGTAGAGATAATTTATCTTCAAAGGTAATATCCTTATCAACTATATCAGAACAAAGATCTTGTAGTATAGAGTTGTATTGCTGGATAGTTTCCTTTTTGTCAGTATTATACAAGCTTTTAACAAGCTCTCTATATTGTTTATAATAAAGCTCTTTTATCTGTACCTCAGTCTGTTTGCTGGGTAGATAAGCATTTAACTTGAAAGGCATCGCCTATTAACTTACCTCGTACGTAGAGTATGTCCAGGTTGTCTTAACGCTACGAGTTCCGGTTTTAGGGTTCCCGTAACTGAAATTAAACGTGGACGCATCAACAGCAATTGGAACCGCGTTTTTATAGGTTATTGTTTTACGGTGAGGAGCAGCGCCTCCGTTTGGAGTTGTTTTATTAATAAAAGAAACAATAATATCTGTTTTAAAGTTTTGACTTGCAGCAGTAACTGATGAATTTCGTGCAAATAACCCATAATGGGAAACTGCAATCACCCATGGTCTCAATACATAATCAATAAAAGATTGGTTAGTTTCTAAAAACATTATATCAACATTCGCTACACTGGTTCTACCACTAAGATAGTTACCACCTAAGAAACCACCATAACCGTTTACCCCTGCAGCAGCTGCTGCAGCTGTACTATTACCAGAAGGTGCTAAAGCACCGCCTGCTTTACCTGCATTAATAGATTCCCCGGGCATTGTTACACCGTTAGCAAAAAATACATCATCCTTGTTAATAGAATTCCAGTAATTTAAGCGTCCAGCCACATCAATTACATCTAAGTACAAATCTGTAACATCTCCTGTGTTTGAGGCAAAAGCATAATTTAAATTTGATAATATACTACTACCACCATCTGCACCTTTTAAATTGGTAAACCCTACAGCAAAATTAGCCTCTACAGGTATATGTAGATTCGGATCCGAAAGGACCTGAGTAAGGAACGTGTAATTTGTATCAGGCATTTTACCTTCTTCTTATTGCATTGCTGGTAGTGTTGAGAGCATTTGCTACACCACCAATTGCATTAACTGTACCCTTGACTGTGTTAGCCACTTGGGTAACGGTGCGTAAACCGTTTAGTACATCATTTAAGCCGAAACCTGTACTAGCCCCGGCACCACCGCTAGCATTTACACCACCGTTAGTGTTTGACCCATTAATACCAAAAGTACTATAAGATGGGCTTGTACCGTTAAATGATTCCCAGTACTGATAACCAAGCACCACTTTAAATTCCTGTACCTTACCAGTACCGTCCATATTAAATGTTATACCAGGTGTGCTTACTACAAATAAACCATTTAATTTATATGTTGCAACTGTTTCAAGGGCATCATCTAATACCTCTATTTGAGCAAAATTTTCTGTGGTAGAAACCGGATTAGCTTTAATACGATTAGGGTTGTTTGCAGCAACTTCTTCTAAGCGTTGTTCAAACCATTGTTTTAAGTATAGAGTCTGATCTGTTAAAAACGTTAATTCCCACTGTTCCGATTCTCCGTAATTTCTTGTACCTGTTGAATGAATGTCTACCCCGTAATACTTAACTGTTGATATAGCCGCTTTTTTACTTGGTAAAGCCATACTCTTGATATACACTAAACGATCTTCTCCAAGTACTTGACCGTTAAGATGTATAGCAGTAACACGTGCTTGGTAATCTCTTGAAAAACCATATGTCTGTGCTGACTGATAAAACTGCTGTAATGTTTGATTTGTAGACATGTTTGTTAATACTTACGGATTAAACGACGGTTTATACTGTAGTGAAAAATTGAAATGCTAAGGTAACTGTTACTTTTGCAACCTCTTGCCCAGCGCTGGATACATCATATTGAGCACCATTTATTACAGTTGGATATACCCCGTATAAAGTATAGCTTTTTGGGGAATATATATTCCCAGCCGGGTCAGGAACTGTACCTGCAGGGTTAGTTGCAATAGGTTCAGATAAAAGGTTAAATGTTAAGTTACATTTACCGAAATTTATCGCTGTAGGGTCCATGGAATTAGTTTCGTTGTTATACAAGTACCTACTCCAGGTTTCAAATATGTTTCTAATGTTTAAATAATTGTCCGATATAAATGTTAACTCCCAAGATTCATTATCAGGATAGCTAACAGTTGTAGGTACATTAAACTCAAATGCTTTATATGGTACCTTTGCTGTAGTTATTCTTCTTGAAGGTATTTTAGCAGATTGTGCGTATAAAGTATAAGGAGAATTCTTAAGCAATGTATCTACATCTGGTGGTGCACCATCTATAGCTTCTAATACAAAATTATACTTCCTGCCAATGCCATACGTTTTTACTGCATCGTAAAAATTCTGTATATTTGGCAATGTATCTGGCATACTAATACTTAAGCTTAGAACAACAAAAAACCCGACTTTTCAGCCGGGTCATTTGTTATATATTGGTTATATCAACCTACAGCAGTATCAGTCCAATAATGGAAAGCTAATGTAGCTGTGAAATCTAATGGTTTACCGGTACCTGCAATATCATACTTTAATGTGCCTAATTTTTGAATATAAGCACCGTATAAGGTATAAGAATTGAGTATGTTTAATTTATCATCAACTTGGTTAAGTTGAATAATAGATTCTGGACCTCTTACTGATAAATCCCCCTGACTTGTCTGATCATCAAAAATAAGGCTTCTCTGCCATGTTTCTAATTTGTTACGAAGTAAGTTAGCTTTATCAGCACGGAACGTTACATCCCAACCATTACTACCAGGATACTTTACAGTACCAGGAAAGTTAAAATCCAGACCCATATAAGTTGCTGTTTGATTTGTAATAGCTCTGTCGGGTAAAGTAGCTGTAGTAATATAAACGAAATCGTCTTCATTAAACGTGCTACTACCGATAGAAACTACCCGTAACATGTAGTCACGTGCAAAGTCTCTTTGCTGTGCTACTCTATAGAAGTCTTGTATTGTTTGTGACATATTAAATATTTATGTTAAGGTTATTGTAATAATTCCTGGAAGTTTTGAGATGTCTTAGTAGCGTAGAAGTTTACTAAGATAAATTCTGCTGTACGAACTGGCTTAATATAGATATCTACAACAAGAGAGTTATCGTCAACAACATCAGGTGTATTATTAGTTGCGTTACACACAATTAAGTAGTCGTATAAACCTTGAGTGTTCTTAGCTAAATCAAACACAGGCTTAATTGTATTAACTAAACGGTTTTGTGTAAACGTTGTGTTTGGTTCAAATACAAATAATTTACTTGTATTAAGAACTGATTTTTCTAAGAAGAGGAATAGACGACGGACATTAACACGATCAAATGCACTTGGTGTCTTTAATAGCGTCTTTTGCCCGTAAATTGTAAACCCTTCATTTGGGAAGTTAACTACAGGGTTAACTGAGATCTTATAAAGTAGATCGCGTTGTTTCTGTTGTGGATTAATTGCGATGTCAATTAAACCGGTTACTGCACCACGATTAAACCCTGCCGGAGCACCCCATGGATAAGCAATAGCATCGTTATTCGTATAAACTGCTGCTGCAAAACCAGAGAACGGTATCCAAACATTTTGTGAACTAAACTGATCTAATACTGATGCCCAATTGCCGTATGTAGCTGCATAACTTGTGTTATAGCCTTGATACGAATTGCGTAGTGGCCAGTAAATGTTGTTTGAGAAGTTTAATGTTTTGTCGTTTAATGTCTTAAAGTTTGCACCTTGCACAAAAATGTGACGTAATGGATCAGAAATAAAGATACAATCTTTACGAACATTCGTTGTAAACTGTACGAACTGTTGTGTAATTGCTTGCCATGTACCGACTGGATCTACATTAGTACTACCAGGCTGATATGTGCCTTGAGTATTTGTTAAAGCAATTAGAGCATTGTCAATGTCTGCATTGTATGCTGTATCGTCAAATGTAGCTGCACTTAAGCTTGAAAGCGCTGCAACTGCAATAACAGTTGAAACACCGCCGTCAATCACAACGTCAATATCGTATAGATCAGCATTTGAAGCTGTATCTAAAACATTTGCTAATTTAGCAGCACCGTTACCGATAAGCTTTACATTAGTTGTGTCAAGAGATTGTGAATATACACCTAATGGATAAAGAACATCTGCTTCTCTAAAGCCACCTGCAATAGTTGTATTAGTTACATCTCCTGCACCAAGTACTCTAATTGACTTTGTTGCATTACCGTTAGCATCTAACCAAGCTACGTTGTTTGAAATGTTAGGGTTAACTAATACTGTTAAGTTGCTTGACTTTGAGTCAATAACGTTCTGTATGAAGTCGTTTTGTGGAGCACCACCGTTAATATCTTGTATTGTGCGGTTAGCATAGAACGATGTTGCATAACCTTCAACTAAGCTATAAGATAGTTGTAATGGGTTTGGAGCAAATGGAGTTGTTCTTACCTTAAACAACGACAACACTGCCATATCGTTATAAGCTGAAGAAGCTAATGTAATTGTGTATTGAGGAATGTTTTCAATATCGCGAGATAAGCTTGAGAAGTTGTCCGTTGCATTTGCACTTAATGCGAATGTTAAACGACTATTAGGTATCTGTTGGTAAGTCGTGTTGTATTGGTTGTCCTGTGTAATACTAACTGCACTTAATACTGCTGTATAAGGTGTGCTTGGGTTAATGTTACGATTATCTGCTAAGTTTAAATAAAGACCTTCAAACTTTTCGTTAATAGTTGTCTTAGCTTCGTTTAAGACAATCATACCAATACTGTTAGCAGATAGAGACGAATAACCTGTAATAGGATTATATGATAAACCGTTACCACCACCAAAGGCTGACCAATTAATAGTGCCTTGTTTAATATTATTATAATCTGCTAAAGAAAGATCAACAAGTGTTGGTTGCGCAAAGTAATATGTCTGTGCTGATGAAAGAGCTATAATTGACGAAGAACCTGCTGCATG